CAGAATATGTATCTGATTGTGTTCCACGGAAGAATGGAGTCATGTAAAGCTCTAAATTCTTCAATGTATTTGGATTTACACCCGGTCTTGTACCTAATATTTCTTCCTCCAAACTCAGAAGTTTTGGGTTCTTGTATAGATGGACTCCAAAGAATTTCTTCGCCCATGATCCCATTTTTCTTGTTGTACTCATGTTTATCTTTATTATGTGTTAGAAAGATTACTTCAGCTTTGACAGCATCATTATCCCAAGCATAAGTTTTTGCAATGTATTTTACAACCTCAAATAATTCTTTATACTTGTCTAACCAATCTGTATGAACTATTACTGGACTAAAGTTAAGATGAACTTCATAACCAGCATCTATAAATTTTTCTACAGCTATTAATCTCTCATAAATAGTATTTGTATTAGGTTCTAAAACTTGTCTATACTCTTCAGGCATTAGACTAAATCTTATTCTAATTTTTTCATGTGGATCAAACTGTAGTAAATCTTTATTTACATACTTGGTAGCAAATGAACCCATAGCAAGTGGATGATCTCTAAAAAACTTGAATATAGTCTTCCAGTCATGATACTTAGCATGCAGAGCAAAGTCTTCATTGCAAGAAATGTCATAGGTAATATACTCTCCTGTTTGATTAGGTTTCTCTACATCAGCAAACCAAACATGTGAATTAATCTCTGTCAGGATATCCATAGTATTTGTTGCTATAGATAATCCTTCCGGTTTGTGCCTTTTCATATAACAATTATGAGTAAGAATACCATTTGCAAAATAATTCTCATTCTTTTGTACAGAAAAGTTGACAACCTTAGATTGTTTTGCTATCTTTGTTATAGCTTTAATTTTCTTAAATTCTAACTCCATGAGCTGTAAATATTGTGGTAAAATTACAAAAAAGTCTACAACCTATTGTAATTCTACATGTGAAACAAGTTATACTGAATTGTTTAATCAACAGTCTAAACCTACATTCAGAACTTTCCAAGAAGCTAGTAAGCACTATAACAGAGACTTTAGAACTATGAAAAAGTTTGAAGGTCTATTATTTACTATTGATAAAACACTTCCTGCTGCTCATACTAAATGGATTCTCTGTAAAATCTGTGGTGAACAGTCACCTAAAGCTAAAGCTAGAAATGGTTATTGTTCTGATTGTACTGAGCAAGGACTTGGTAAGAAGAACCAGGGCCAAATTATATCCCAAAGATATCAAGGCCCCGGAAATCCTAATTACCTAGATGGAACTTCACATGCTATAGAATATCAGTCAAATGATTGGTACAAGCTCAAAAAGAATTTAAACTTTACACACTGTGCATTAACCAATACTACTGATAACATAGATTACCATCATATTATTCCAAGATGGTTCTGTAAACTTGCTGGTATTAATGTTTTTGACCCTAATAATATTATAGGATTAAACCACGACTTTCACAAAGTAGTCCATCATCTTCAGTTAGATATTGTGCTTCTACCCAACCTCTATTCTTTGTATAAAATGGATGCTCACCAGTTACGGTCACACTTTGTCCATCTACTTCAATTACATAAAGTTCATCAGTATCCCGTTGACCAATTACAGTCACTAAGTCTGTTTCAACTTTCCCGGTATCCTGGGAAAAAGAAACTACTTGATCTCCTTCCTGAATTTCTCCAGCCATTTTTACTCCATGAGGAGTAGTAATTAAAGTTTCAGGAGTCACACAGTAAGTACAATTGTAGAGGCACCCGTGACCAAAACTGGGTGAAATAAAATCTGTACTTCTTCCTGATGGTCTTATTTTAAATGATTTTCTGGTAACTTTCTCTACCAGACTCACTTGTCTAAATTAATTTGATTATCACCAAGTATCTCATAGAACTTATCTCTAATTCTTTCTACCATCTTAAACTCCTCATCACTAAGTTCTTCATACTTCCATATTGCTCTTAACTCCTGAGAGATATCCCACAAAGCTGAGTACATCTTGCCACCTTGTATAGCAAGGTCAAAATCATGCTGCTCATCAGGTAGATTAAATTTGAGTACTGCTTTCATTTTTTTCTAGTTTAGTTTTTAAATCTAATTCACTTTCATAAAAGTATGGACAAGACCATTTTGGTTGATCACATTTAAGTTTTACCATTTTACCACCATAGCAACCTACTTCTACTACAGTAGCCATTCCTGATAAATTAGTTTTTACTCTGTCACCCACTTTTAATTCTTTAAACATCTTATTCTGATTTAAAGGTTAGTTTTGCTTTGCTCCGTATTAAAAAGAGCAGTAAATAGCACTTTATTATACATCCATTGGTTTTTCTTGTGTAATTGAATTAAATAGTGCATCTTAAAGCACTTCATTTATTCTGCTAAGTCCTTTTTTAGTTTCTCAATATACAGAGTCACATCCATCAGCTCCTCCTGGAGATGGTCAAGCCATCCTAATAAATCAACGTCTGTCCTATCCAGGTTGGTACCGTACTTAGCCTGCCCTCTCTTTGAACGCTCATAGTACTTAGCCATGACAGCAAGGAGGATAGTGTCCTCCTGCTGTATTGGTTGCTGTTCGTGTGTTATAAGCCATTTAAAAAGACACTGTTTATAAATGAAATAGCATCTTCTTTTGACTTGACAATTTCTGAAATACCGTCCCTTGAACTGAACTTGTACATATTTACCAAAAACCCTTCATCAATAGTTCTTATTTCAATATCAAAATAATTGCTATCAAACAAACAAATTGGCAAATCAAAAAATGTCCCAAACCTTATTCTTTCTGCATCAGGGAAGTTGCTTAATATTTCTTCTTTAGTTATCATTTTAATAATCTGTATTTTACATAAAATCCTTTAACCCCTCTTTCATCCACGCCTTTCACTATCTCGGAATTAATAACCCTACTATTGAAGTATGAATTAATTTCGTTTTGGTTTTTAATAGCTTGTTTTTGTGTTTTAAAACAAAGTGTTGAATAAGTTTCCATTTCTCCATTGATATTTATATTCTTGTCGGGATATGTTGCCACAAATTCTGCAAAATTAACCATCTGCTCCTTCTCCATTGCTTTGGCTTGTTCAAATACTTCTTCTTTATGCCATATAAACATATCTTGCCATTCTTTTGATTTGACTTGTTGAGTTAACCACTCTACTGCTGTTTGTTTCATACTTAATCGGTTTTTATACGTTTATAGGTTTAAAATTTGTCAAGTTTTTTAAGCTTATAGGCTAACACTACTCTGGTAGAGATATACCCATAATATCATTTAGCTGTTTCCATACAGCTTCAGCATTTTCTCCCCAATAAAAGTCACATGTAAAACTTGTATCAGTCTTTTCATATGGTGGCTCTAGAAAGTATGCTTGCCAATTAGTACTGGGTTTTGATGTAAACCTTTTACATTTTTCTTTAACTGGACATTCAAATCCATGGCACATAGTTATATCCGGCATGTTCTTAATTTTTATTAATTTGTACTGTATCAACAACCTCTAAAGTTACATAAATAACTCCAACTTTTACAAAATTTAACTTCTTTGCAGCTCCATAACTTAGGTCTGCAATAAAAGGAGAAGACTTTGGTAGCCTGTCATTTACTTTTACATATATAATAGAGTCATTTCTTGAGTCTGTTACTTTAAGAATAGTTCCAAACTTATAAGTCTTGTGTGCACATGTTAAACTATCTGCATAAAATCTTTCTCCGGAAGCAGTTAATCTTCCTGTCCAATGTTGTCCATAGTAGCTTACTCTTCCTTTAGTGACTAAAAGATTAGAATCTACAAAGCTGAACAACACCGCAAATATTAGTAATATTTTCATTTTTGTTTTCTTTGTTCTAAATAATCTATAGTAAATCCAATAGCCACTATAATATTCATTCCTAGTGACATTAATATCTCATGAATGTCTTGATATACATTTACTGAAAGATGTATATGACCTACCATCCAAAATGGTATGGATAAGTTTTGGCTTATCCATACCAATAGATATTTTATAAAGTGTTTCACTTTAACAAATTGATGTTCTCAAGAATATCCCAGCCTAATTTTGCAATCTTTTTCTTTGGAACAAGAACCCTTTTACCATCTTTATCAACTAAGTGCACGTATTTACCACTTATATAAAATTGTATATTAGAAACTGTTTCAGAATAAGTACCTTCATATGTTTTGTCACCAAAGTCAATCAGCTTATTACAAAAGTTTTGAAGCTCTTCTCTAGAAATTATAATGTTAATGCTCTGATCAACAATGTACTGATAAGCTGAATTTTGATAAATTAATGCAAAATACACCGTTGTATCAGTTCCATCTTTTACACTCCTATCAATATCCCAATGTAAAGCAGTATATGCATCAACAATTCCAGTTTTAAGTGTAACTATATTAGTACTCTGTTGACTAAATCCATTTAATGTAAATAATAAAATACTAATTATTACTGCTATCTTTTTCATTTTTTGATTTTTTAATTATTTTCTTCTCTTCTGACGGATTCTCCTTCAGAATTTTTTGTAGTCTCTCCCAGATTTGTTTGTTGATTAAGTTGTAATCTGGCTCTTTCTTGGGCTCTTTCATATTCTTTCCAATGATAAATGTTTAAATCTCTCATTTTTAGGAAATCTTCAATAGTCATTTCCTCTGGTATACCATTATTTGCATGCATGATTTGCATGTATATTTCTTTCATTCTCCCCATATTATAAAAATAAATTTTGTAATTGCTCTTTAGTTAAAATATCTGGAAGTTTATCTAAATTTTTCCAATTAAAGTTACCAATAATAGAAACTTTAGATATTTCTTCATCAATATAAGTGAATTCTAATTTATATTGATCGTCACCCAAGTTTTGTTTATTTGCAAGTATATCTGGTAAAGGATGTATTGTTCTCAAATAATTTTTATCTTGTATGCTCCACCAATAATTATGTTTTTGGATTCCAACAGAAACAGTACTATGATCTCTATTAAAATACATCCCTATTATTCTTGTAGTTAGATGTCTTTTAAAATGTAAAACATGATATAAATAGTATCTTTTATAGACAAGCTCTCTGTCTCTTAATTTACCTTTTAAACAATAAGCATCAATTATATTTACAATATCTTGATTTAAAAGTTTACTAAGTTCAAATAAATCTTTTTCCATAAATTATGCAAAAAATGGAAACAATAATCCTTTAAACTCACTAACCCAAGGTCCAATTAGTATTGTGTTTAAAAAACTATGATCTTTTCCATATAAAAACAAAAAATATAGGGCAAATATTTGAGAAAATAAAATATATATTGCAAGTATAAGCCCTAAATATTCTTTTGTTGAATTTTTCATAAATTAAATTAATTCTAAGTCTGCATTTTCAACAACTTTTTCTTCATGAAAAAATTCAGATAATAATTTTACAGAAATAAATCTTTCAAAGTCATAAAACTCATAAGGAAAAGAACTTTCTGATAGCTCTACTTCTTCTAGCTTTACTCCTGCTTTATTATTCTGTAATCCCATTTTTACAACTTGTATAACTGTGTATACTTGACCTTCTGTAATCCATTCATTATCAGGTATTTTAGAAGGTTTATTTGAACTATCAATGCATATAACTTTCATGTGTTTCAACTGATGATTTAAGATCTAAGTTATTAAGACTTTCTGATATTTCAAGCATTTCTAAATAATTTCCATGTTTAATAGCACATTTACCATTCAGATGAACAAGTAAAGCACATTGTTCAGCTTGTGTATGGTCATGTTCACAAAATCTAATTAAACAGGCCATTACATATGGGAATGAATTTTTATTATCATTATGTAAAATTACTTTATGTGTATTTTCTTCCATATATTAAATATAAGAATTATACTTTTTGTAAATTATAGCTTCTCCAAACTATTTTACTCTGATCAAAATCTTCTAAAGCTTCTTTAACCCACTTTTCATCAACAGTATTTACATAGCATAGTATGTGCACAATAGCTTTATCATCTGGATTTAAACGCAAAAGTCTTCCTATTCTTTGACTAGCCTTACGTTCATTACCATATGCATGCATAATAATACCTTGTTTTAAACCTGGTATATTTACACCTTCATTTAACTGCAGTACACATGAAAGTTTATTTATATTTCCAAGTTTAAAATCAAGTAAATTCTCCTCTGAATTTGCATTATTACTATGATAGCTATGTGTACACATTCTATCAGCTTGTTCCTGAGTATTAGCAAATACAATACACTTGCTTGTTATACTAGATAACAAAGCTTTTGCATATTTTTCTTTACTTGAATACTCCATCATAGCTTTCATTCTCATTACTCTAAGTATGTGAGGTTGCCCTGATGCTGTATCAATCCTTGTACCCCAATAACTATAATTCTGCAACTCAGAAGTCATAAAATTGCCATTCTTTGTTGATACTTTATAGTTCTTTGCTGTATCTAGATTAATCTCATGCACAATTATTTGATAGTCATTGATAATACCATTTTCTATTGCATCATCTGCCTTAAAAGTATAGACAACTGGACAATACTCTGATACTAATCTACCTTTCTCAGATGTTTTATGCTTAGGTGGAGTACCGGTTAAACCCAGTACTCTACCCGCATAATTATTAAGAAAAGATCTGTGACTATCTAATAAACTGTGAACTTCATCAAAATAAACTGCATCATAATCATTAGGATTATGTTTATTTAAGCTGAGATAAGTAGAGAAAGTAGCACCCTCAAGTACTTTACTTAATCCAAATTTCTCAGCTTCATATCTCCATGAGCTTATGATAGACAGTTTAGGAGCAACAATCAGAATACTTTGCAATGGAGAATAATGTCTTTCCATATGCCTTAAGCCAACAAGAGTTTTACCTACACCTGTACCAAGTACAATAGTGCATTTTCTTTTACCCTCAGTAGCTTTCAGAGCTTCATCTTGTATTTCCTCTCTATTCATTTTTAAGTGCTTTTTGTTCTGCTCTCATTTTTAATTTAACTTCCGTTGCAACGTGGTCCTTTACTATAAATGATTTATCATTTAATTTAACTAACCAAGTATTTGGTAACCATATTTGTATTCTAGGAATAATTTCAAATAAAGTAGCCTTTTCTGTTTTCTTTATAATCTTTTTAAAAGAAAACTTGCTATAGCCTTGTGTATAATATCTGCGCATAATTTTATTTTAAATATCCAAATGCTCTTGATTCTTTTGGATGAGCATGAATCCAATCATGGCAGTTCCTACAGACCGCAAGCCAAGTACTTTGTACTAAATAAAAAGCATCTCTGTTAGAACCAGCATATGTATGATGTACATCTGTAGCATTAACACTACAACCTTTTACTGCAATCTGACACAGGCTAAAATCTGTAAGAAATCTTTTTCTCAGTTTTGAGTATTCTAGATCTTTTTTCTTCCGCTTAGAAGAGACCTGGGGAATTTTATAGTCAGTTGGTTTCTGTACACTGTCACTATTAATGGCTTTTTGGCAACTCCAACAATATTTACAGTATTTAAATCCCCCATGGTTCTTCCAAATGACCGTCTCTTTCTGACAGCCATCACATACTTTTAACTTCATTCTTTAATCTTGGTAATGTTACTGGTGCTTCCTTTAAACTTAAAAAGTTTTTAGGAAGGATACCTTCAGATATAAAGATAGTGATAATATCCTGTTTGGATATATTTAAATCTTTAAAAGTTAAAGTATTAGTAAACCTCTCATCTACCTCTGTATAAGTAAGCATCTCATCAGTCCACGGACTTTTTGGAAATAATACTTTGAATAAATCATTGGTATACTTGATAGTTACTTTTTGTTTTAGAACATTAAGGACACTTTGTGCACGTTTATACACATTAGTAATCCTTTGCTTCTTTTTACTACACATTGTAGCAAGTTCTTTTTCAGTAAGTCCATTTAGACCGTAAAGTGCTCTCTTATATAGATAATTCTGATATTGAGAATACTCATCTACTTCATACTGAAGATAAGTACTTTTTGCATTTAACTGATAATTTTTGATGTTTTGTTTTAGCTTTTCCATTTTATACATGTTTTTTCATATTTATAAATCATAAAAATAAAAGGGGACCACTTTCGTAGCCCCCTCTTATAACCATCAACCTTATATCTTAGATATTAAAGTCTCCACCTGCTGCATTTCTAATGCCTGCAGAATTTGCTTGTGTATTATATGCAGAACGCAATTGTTCTACATTATCATGCTTAATAAGTGTATCTTGTGCATTAGATGCAGAAGAATATACTGCTCTACGGTAAATTGGTTGGTCACCTACCTTACAAACAATACCTGTTTCACCTGCAATCTTAAGATCACGCTCAGGAGCTTTTTTGTTAAATGGAGTTAGAGACTCTTCAATAACAATAGTTCCTGGTAACTCTTGTCCTGCATAAAAACCCATAATTTGCAAGTCAGCTGTTGAACCTTGCAACAAGGCAGAAACAGTTTTTCTTTCAATGAAGTTATTGTTACCAATAACCATTCTTGTTTGTTCTACACGAACACTTGCATAATCAGGGTTATTTTCAGAAACTTTAACCACTGCACCTGTAGTAGCATCAGCTACAACTTTAACTGTTGAATTCATAATTCTAAGTTTTAAAAATTAATAAATAAATAAATAGATTGTTTGAGTGTAATTTTTACTATACCATTAGTTACTCAAGCTAAGTGATAAGTGTTTAGTATTGCATATCGCGATTAGCAATACTAGTTATCCAATGGGCCCTCAAAGTCAATGATATCATCAAATGGACAATCCTCTGATGGTATATCATTTAGGTCATAATCTTCAAGTGGAAGAAAATCTGTATCTATGAATTTGCTTTTGCTGTTTTTCTCAACAGCGGAACCAAGAAAAGGGTCTGTAATGTGTTCTCCATAATCAAGAGACATTAAATATTGTATGTCAAGATCAGTTAGTGCCAAATATTCTTCAATAGTTAGCTGAATTACTTTTCCATTTGGTAACTGATATAGCATTTTTTATATTCTTAGTAAAAATACGTGATAAAATCAAGTAGAATTGCTTGTAGAAAATAAAATAACGCAATATATAGCTAACAATAAAAGGGGGCATTACTACCCCCTGTTATTTTTGTCAGGAAAAGCATATTTTACAATACACTGTCTTTAATTACTCATTGGCATTTTTATAATCAACTAATTTATTATATAAATCTTGATTAAAACTAGTCCAAAACTTTTTGTTAATCATCTGATTAATGCTTTTAGGTTTTGCATTTGGCACATAGTCAGAATAAATAATACCAGATTTTATTGTATGACCATTTTCATCTTGAACTTTACAAGTAAGGTCAAACCCCATAACTGATTTAATAATGTTATATGGATTATTTCTCATATAATTTATTTTATATAAAAGTGCCGGTCTTTCCCGGCTGCCAGCGTTCTATTGAAAAAGGAAGTTATTGCGCCTATACCATATGTGGTCCCACTAGGATTCTAACCTAGGACCTAAGCATTAGAAGTGCTTTGCTCTATACAGCTGAGCTATGGGACCATTTCAAGCAAATAAATAGATAGACAAATACCAATAAAAATTCCAATTAAAATTCCATATACAATACCAAGTATAAATCCACTCATATATTTATTGCTTTTAGATATAACTGCAAATATAATTAATATTCTGACCCCAAGTTTTCCCAGGTAATATCATCATCACCTAGAACCCATACTGTTTCTACAGTACCTGCATTAGAATTAACTAAATATTTTATACTACCAAATTCTAACATTATTTTTCCTTCATCAGTTTTATAAACTTT